TCGCTCGAAGCCCGCATTGAAGCGCTTGAAAATTCTTCCTAACCAATTAGTAGAAAACCATGCCAACGTACGACGGCATCGGATCATCGGTGACCCACGAGATTGAGGTGGTCGGCGATGTGTTCATCAGCAATGTCGAAGGGGGTTCCCTAAGCACCCAGGTTCCCTTCGAGATTTTCAGCAACGTTTATGGGATGGTGTCTCCACCGACCGACTCCCGCCAGGTCAGGTTGAGGGTTCAGCCGACCTCAGAGGCAAGTCCGGACGACTCCTATGTGACCGACATGGGCATTCAGAACACCACGGACAACTACTTTTTCATCACGGCGCCCCAGAACACCTCCAATGTCGGAGACCAGAACACCTTTGTCATTTCATCGACGTCCAACGTCGGCATCGGGACGACGGACCCCACCAGCGCGCTCCACGTGGTCGGTGACGTCATGGGTAACGGGGTTTCGCTTACCAAACCCCCCATTGCTATCGTGACAAATGCAGTCACTTCTATTTCGAGCACTGCAACAAAAATTGCATTCAACAATATAGTAGCCGATACTCACAATTGGTTTGATACTACAAATTACAGATACACACCACAAGCACCTGGATATTATTTTGTGACGGTTGGTCAACTTCAAATAAATCAAACAGGTGTGCCATATCTTGTTGCTTCCATACATGTAAGTGGTTCACCGGTGGGCGCTTTTACAATGGTTGGTGGTCCTAGTAATTATCTTAACAGTCACTTTAATACTATTGTTTATTGTAATGGAACTAGCGACTATATAGAAATCTTTTGTAACTCAAATACCACTAGATCTATATACAACTCCGGAAGATTATGTATACACTATATATCTGGATAACCATACCCACAGACGTGCAAACTAAATGCGGTTAATAAAATCTGATTAGATACTAAATGTCGTACAACGGTATTGGCGCCACTGACCCGAACCACCCCCTCGAGGTTGAGGGTCAGGTTTTTGTCAGCGACGTGGAACTTGGGAACGCAACACAGGACGTTCCATTTGAAGTGTACAGTGACTACACAGCTAAGGCAACACTCACGGACTCTCGGCAGCTTCGGCTTCGCGTGACCCCTTCCGCCACCACTACGTCGACCTCTCACATCGACATGGGGATTGACAATGTGACGGGGAATGTCTTCTTCATCAGCCAGCCCGTATTCGATGCCACCACCGCAGGAGACAGAGACGTCTTCACGATCGAGCGCGGTGGGAATGTGAGCATCGGGAACAACTTGACCATTTCGAGCAACATCCAGACCGGGAATCTGGCGGTCACCAGCAACATCTCGACCGGGAACGTGTCCATCGCTGACAATCTTACGGTTTCCGGGGACACATCGGTCACGGGAACCCTCACCACCGGTGACATCACAGGCGACGCGTCACTCGCGATTTCAGGAGATGTCAGCATTGCGAATGATCTCTCGGTCACCGGAACCATCACGACTTCTGATATCGTCGGTGGGTCACCTCTGACCATCTCGACCGCTTCCAACGTCCAGATTCTGACGTCCAACGTGGGGATTGGCACGGTTCCGTTCTCGAACACGAGGGTTCACATCCAGGGAGGATCCACGGCGTCCATCACCAACTCGAACGTCTTCCCGAATTTCATTTTCAGCAGGAACGCCAACGCCTCGTTGAATCATGTGGGCGGGGGTCAAAGTTCTGCGAGGCACGCGCTGTTCCCGGATGACACCGGAAAGGTATGGGCGACGGGAGATGGCTCATATGGTGCTCATGGACTGGGTGACACAGACGGCCGCAACATTTACACCCTGGTGAGTACCCTAGACGGTGTGGCGAACATTGTGGCGAGTTCGACGTGGGGGTACCAATTTAACAACGATTTCCCAAATACATCTTTACTTGACGACACTGGAAATGTCTGGGTGTGTGGGCGCAATAACAATGGTCAACTTGGTCAAAACGACACCGTTACTCGCTACGTCCCCACGCTCGTCTCGAACTCAAACATCTACAACGTGTCAATCACTGAAGTAGGTGCGTCGGGTAGTTCTTCATTGGTTCTCGACAGCACGGGTCAGATATGGGGTGCAGGGTCTAATGCAGATTACCGTCTTGGTAATCTTTCTGGTGTGACGACCAGCATCACCACGTACGCACCATCCATGCCCGAGAGTGGATCAATTACATTTAAGAGCATTGCTTGTGGACAAGCGTCTGCAATGGCTCTGGACACCAATGGAAAAATTTGGACTACGGGTATCAACGAGGACGGAAGAACTGGTCAGGGAACAAACTCGTTAACCACAAATGGTTGGGAGCAAGTTGACAACGCTGGCGGGGTCAATGATGTAAGCATCGATCAAATCGCCAGCGGAGAAACCCATAACATGGCGCTGGACTCCACAGGGAATGTGTGGATGACCGGAGCTAATACGTATGGTAATCTTGGTCTGGGCGACGCGGTAGAGAAGTGGCACTTCATTAAGGTCACGTCCAACGTCAATGTGGATCAGGGTGTCACGATCAAAAAGATTGCTGCCGGTATTCACAGATCCTATGCACTGGACACAAATGGAAGGATATGGGGATGCGGGGTTAACGTCTATGGTGAACTTAGTCAGCCACCCTACTACAGTACCATCTCAACCTTCATCCGTGCCGACACGGGTCCCATCGCGGACAAGAGCATCACAGACTTTGCTTTAAGTAGTTATGGATCGCCAATAGTAAGAACTTCGGACAACGAATATTATGTTACGGGTCTCAACAACTATGGCCAAATCGGAGCCGGCGATTATATCCACCGCTACAGCTACACCAAACTCCTGGATTTCAATGCGAATCCACCGCCGGACTATGACTACACCCGCTCGCTCCTCTTGGAGAACACCGAGACCGGCAAGGGACCTTCGATCGAATTCAAGAACAAGAACGCGGTCAGTTCGAGAATCCAGATGGAGGATGGGACGTCCGGCAAACTGAACATCGGGTTCGTGGATGCGTCCTTCGACCCCAAGCTTTCCGGCGGGGACGGTGCCGAGCTTTACCCGTTCCAAGAGCGCGCCCAGTCCAACACGATGACCCGCGGCGTCACCATCAACCAGGCGGGCGGCACCATGGTGGCGGGCGGATCCACGTCAAACATCGGGTTCAACACACCAATATTCAGTTCGGGGCCACCTGGTACCGGAAACTATGGGTATGATTCGGGTTGTGCCGACACATACGCAACCGCATTTGTTTCAACGGACGGTAGAGTTTACATGGCAGGTAACAACTTCAACGGAGCATACGGAGATGGAACCACGAACAGTTCAAAAGTATTTATAGATGTAACGCCTCCATCATCCTACCCATTCGTGGCCGTGGTGGATGGAAATCAATTTACGTATGCGGTTGATGCTGTTCGCAAAACATGGAAAACTGGATTCAACAATTATGGACAAATTGGACTAACAGATACAGATACAAGGTATACGTGGGTCCAAGATGGAGTCAATGTTTATGGAGCAGCGACAGGAGGATCTTATGCAATACTCCATGGCGGGGATGCAGGGGGAAATTTGTATGTCACTGGATTAAATACGGAAGGACAGATCGGTCAAGGCGCAACATCATCTGTCACAAGTTTTACGCAAGTAACTAATGGAGCCATGTCAGGAAGGAGTGTAAGAAGTGTATGGGCAGGAGGGCAGAATTCTTTTGTGATATGCACAGATAATACACTTATAGGTTCAGGTGGAAATGATTATGGCATGTTGGGTACAGATACCACTCCAGGTACCAACGTCACATCATACACTGTGTGTCCAAATGATAATTTCACTGGTAAGGTGCCCGTGCAAGTCGCGTCATCGTATAGTCACAGCATGATGCTTACGAGCGATGGACAGGTATACGCAACCGGAGCGGGACTTTACTATAGAACAGGGTTGAATTCCACAGCCGATGTCCGAAAATTCACGCGATGTACGGGAGCTATTCAAAGTTACACAATAACTAGAATTGCGGTACATCTCGATGGTTCGTTTGCCTTGGACAGCACAGGGAACGTCTGGGCGTGTGGTCTTGGCACATGGAACGGTCTAGTTAGCACAGCCAACGCACAGGAGTTTACAAAAATCACTGAACCGGCAGAGTTTTACTCGCGCACAATTGTTAATATAAAATCTGGTTATTCCACATCGGTTTATGCATTAGACAGCGAAGGAGATTTATGGGGTATGGGAAATGCTATCAGAGGCGTGGGTAGTACAGGTGTGAATGATGCGAGTTCTTCTCCATTATTTACAAAAATTCCACTCACAAATATGCCACGCGCATTCAACTACACTCCGACGCTGACCCTCGAGAATCCCAACGCGGACTACGGCGCGACGGTCGAGTTAAAGAATCCTAACAACCGGGCGTTCATAAATCTGGACGACAAGACCTCGACGCTCCGTTTGGGTTTCGTGAACAACGAGGACAACGCGGGGCAGATCGGGGGGATTAGCATCAGTCCATTGGACAACAGCGTCTACTTCAACCAGAAAGTGAAACTCTATAGTCCGAACGACATCGGCGCCGCCAAGTTAAATGCTCCGACGAGTAAACTTGATGTATACGGAAGAATTAATGGTGCTATGGGTCCTACAGTTTGTGTAAGAACTTCGTCTCAAGGTGATACTACAGTGGCAGACGGTGCCGATTTCGGTATCCCTAATATAGGGCATGGGGCGGCGGGGTGGGGGGCATATAACGACCAATCTGGAAACGGCACCCAACCCCTTTATTTTAGGGTGGGTATGAGACTGTCGAAAACGGGGGCCGGGTCGGCGGGTGAGATACAATTTTATCACTATCAGTACGACGTCACGAGCCCAGCTACTGTAGGTCAACCGCAAACCATCTATGCAGAAGATTGGAATAGACAAAGATACTTAAATGTTACAGAATGGCTACAGACAAATACTGGTACATACAACAATGTAACTTTCTTCAGAAATAATACAGGATTTTCTCTCATTATTGCAGAAGTATGGGTTCAATTTTCTAATGTCAATCTTGATGGCGCGCGAGGATGATAAAAAAAATATGTTTTAACCTATAAATGGATAACTTTCCCACTCTTCTCAGAGAAGAATATTTTGCTATTGTTGACAAAGAAACCGAAGAAATTAAAGATATTACATTTAATATAGATTTTGTGGATAAAACTAAATATCACTTTGTTAAAATTACAGATCCAAAAATAATATACAGAGCTACAAAGGAAACTGTTACACTAGTAAAAAATGATAGTAACTATGAAGTTGTATATGACGAAAATAAATTACATTTACATCCAGCATGGGAATTTGTGAGGAAAAGAAGGAATGATCTCATGACTGCGACCGATTGGATGCTTGGATTAGATTCGCCTTTATCGGAAGATAAAAAGGCAGAAATAATTGAATATAGACAAAAACTTAGAGATATTACCAAAGATACTAATATTCATCCAGAATATTTAGAATTTCCTAGACATGAACTTGTTTCATTTCCATGGGAACAAAATTAAACAAACCACACCATTCTAGTCAAGTAAAGGATGATCTATCCTACCACAAAATGTCACTGGTGCAATGTCCCACTACAATGGACCAGTCGATATGATTTCATCAACTATGCCTTTGAGTATTTTCAGTTCGAGGACAGGATTCCATTGGAGAGGATGTCCAGGGTTTATCACAAGGGTAGATCGAGTTCAAGGAAGAACGTGTGCCGCTCCTGCTATAAGATGAAACTGAACAACATTCACCAGAGGGAGATCACGGGCAAGGTGATCAGACTGAAGAGCATCAACATCACCCCGGGGGTAGGCAAATTTCTGCTAAAACTCTTTGATCAGTCGTGGAGACATCAACGCTACATCGAGTTCATGTGGTCAAGGGGACACACCTTCGATGCCTTTCTGGACTACCTCTGCGCCCGCGATACCATTTTGGGGAATGTTTCGGGTGACATCTTTGACAACGAAGAACTGGAATACTACTACGAGGACATGGTTCGCTCACACTTCGGGGTCCCGGCACACTACGAGGCCACGTGGGACGAAGAATCTGATATCATCGGTTTTCAATTAAACGGCACGGACGTGATTACCATAAATGCACATCCTGCTTTCGAGTAATGGCACGCCATTCCACGGCGCCAAGGGTGGCTACCCGAGTCAGTTGAGACACCTCATCACCATGTTCGTGGAGAGGGGTCATACAGTCACGATGGTCATATGGAGTCTCTGTGGCATCAAGCACGCCGGCGTGTTGCACTTCAGGGACTTGGTGAATGCCAACGTGCTCCCCGGAGAGACCAAGGATCCATGGACCCAGGCACTTTTGGATCGCCCCCAGGTGAGTTTCATTTTGGGTCCCTACGAGAAGTTTCCGTGCGTCATCAAGATTTCGGACATCAATGATTTCATCAAGCGAACCAACGCCGGAGCCATATTCTTTCTTCAGGACATCTTCCTGTTAGAGTCATCGACCGCCGAGCAGATCGCTTGTCCTTCCTACCTCTGGTTTCCTCTTCACTATGACCCGATTGACGCGCCGACGGTCAATGCACTTGGCAAGATCAAGCACATTCTCTCGCTGTGTCCCTCGACCCGCGAGAGGATCCTAAGGCAGATGGGAAGGGAAAGTCACGTGGTGCCGCACATCGTGGGGTTTCAGACGCCCCTTCCTCCCACGGACACCAAGGCAAAGGTTCGCAAGGACTTTGGTGTGGACGACAAGTATGTGATATTCACCATAGCGGGAAACTACGAGAACAGCGGGCGCAAGTCACTGGACACGACCCTGCTCTCCTTCAAGCAATTTCATGAGACCCATCCGGAGTCCCTTCTATGGCTTCACGTGCCGGCGTTGAATCACGTCAAGGTCTATGACGTTCCGGCAATGGTTCAGACGCTGGGCATACCGGACACGGCCATCAAGATCACCGAGACGACGTTGGACGAGACGACCTTGCAGAAGATGTACAAGTGTGCCGACATGTATCTGTGTGGATCCTGTTCGGAAGGGTTTGGTATCCCGCAGATGGAGGCTCAGTACTATGGTCTGCCTGTGGTGACGACCCGCTTCGGGGCGATGGACGACTACTGCTGGCATGGAGTGAGTGTGCCTCCCGCCCAGCCTCGGTGGAATCACATGCAGGGAGCGTGGTGGGTGACTCCAAGTGTAGAGCTTACAGTGGAAGCCATGGAGAAGGTCTATCAAGGCGAACTAGAAACCACGGACGAGTGGGTTCAGGAGGAGGTCCGCAAGGTCATGAGCTACAAGGCGGTCAGAGATAAGATACTCGCCATAGTAGAGAAAAATTAAAGGTTGTTTGATAATAGACTATGGAACAGACTCCATTCAAAGCCGTATTTACCAAAAAGTCCAACTTTGTCACCCAGTCATTTGACACGGATCCTCAGTCAGTCGACTATGGTGGAAATGCTAAGTTTCTGATCCCGAGGCATGGAGACTTCATTACGAGGATGTACCTTTTGATAGATTACGCGAGCACCAAGAGCACCAAGGTAAATCAGGCCCATGCCATGCTCGACTATGTGTCACTGATCATCGGAGGAACCACGATTCAACAGGAGACGGGCGAAACGTTGAACATGCGTCTGAATCTGAGCACCGAGGAAAAGGAGTCCTTCTCGGTGGTTCATCTCTATCGGATGCTTGGTGGGGGACCCAATCACATATTCACGGACACTGCGCAGTATCCACGAACCTATCGTCTTCAGGTCCCTCTTCAATTTTGGTTCAACGGGAAGCCAGACCTTGCGATTCCATTGGCGGCGCTTAGATATCAGGAGGTTGAGGTGGAGATGGGACTGAGGAATGCATCGCGGTGGGGTGGAACTGATTCTGGAATAGAGGACTCTCAGGTGAGAATTCGGGTGGAGTATGGCTACGCACCCAAGGAGGTCACAGACGCATTGATAAGAAAACCACTTGTATTCCCTACGGAGCAGTTTCAGGTAGTGGAAAATAACTATACCACCTCCAACGTATTCACTTTGACACCCGAATTTGTGAATCCCGTCAAGGCGGTGTTTGGTTTGTTCAAGAACACGACCACGGACACCACACAGCCATTTGATTACGGGCGTGGTGGCACTGCACAGATCGACTCGGGTGACTTTCTGAACTCGATGGAGATCATTTTGGACAACGAGGTACTAATCCCAAAAGATATAGGAACGTTTGAAATGTATAGAGGATTTCAGTTTTATTCTCACTTCCCTGGTGCTCCTCAGAATCTAAATGACGGAACAAACTATTACAGGGGATACATCTACCCGATGGCATTTTGTTTGGATCCGATGAACCGCGAGATGCCCAACGGGGCAATCAACTTTTCCACGATTCTAAATCCACTATTCAACATAGATGCCAAAATTTCTGGCGGGAACAGGATCAGGTTCAGACTTTACGCACTTTCGGTGAATTTGTTATACATCGAAAATGGTATATCCAAATTGGTATTTACTGGGTCGGAATCTATACTTCCTCGATTTCTGTGAATTCGGCAAAGCTCACCTTGCCGTCACCGTCCCTGTCGTACATCGTGACATCACTTTCAATAGCCTCTATGAACCCGGAGCCATCGGTGTCGAGTCTATTGAATTTGCCTTCCACGACCCCATTCTCGGTGTAGTCTTCCACGCGACCTCTGCCATTTTCGGCGACGAAGATGCTCGTGGATAGGTAGTATATGGTTAGAAGAAACAAGTCAATGAGAGGTACGTAGCTGTTGATATTAGTTCTCGATTCTGATGTGATCTTTATGTAACCAGTTGTAGCAGTGGTAGATGATACACTAGTTCCTGCATCTGTTGGGTGATTTACGGTCAAGGTGAAAGATGCTGCTATTGTTGAAACAGTTACTGGGTCACCTGCCGAAGTAGCATAAAGATTTGCAGTACAAGTCCCCCACAATGGAGCAGCATCTGCACCATCTTGGACGATGACCACGGCATTTGTGTTTGATGAATCACTCCAAAAAGGAACATTTACCGTTTCTGTACCACCGGAGTAAGTGAAAGAACCATTCTGAAAATCACCAGAACTATCCACGTAATGTGCCGTTGGAGATCTGAAATAATCCGTTCCTGCTATTGTGATTTTATCTCCATTCCAAGGTTCGAAACGCATTTTGTAGGGTACGATTGGCGGATTACCGGTGTTCGTCGTATCCGAATAAGAAATTCCGGGAATACCCACTCTGGCCGTGTTGGTTCTGAGGTAGCCATATGGATTCATTCTCAGAGTCTTTAGAATATTTGCGCCTCCCAGTCCTACGCTCGTGTTCAGTAGGATGCGTCTATTGGCAATAGTGTAATCTTGGGTCGAAGCTGCAAACTGACTCGCCCAGAGAATATAGTTGTCCGCCACGGTGGTGAAGAACATGTCGATGTAGGCACTCTGTGGTCTAGGGGCTCTGAACTCGTAGTCACCTAGCACCACCTGAAGAGGCTGTTCGGCGAACGAGTATGCGTAAAATGTTCCGTTGTTATGGAAATTATGCACATAAGCTTGATATTCTTGAAGAAATAATGGTTTTCTGACTTCATTTCTATCAGTTTTGTTGAGTGTCGTGATTCTTGCCGAAATGATGGGATTGTAGAATTGTGGATTGTATCCACCAATTTTGTTTTTGAATGACCAGAATATTGCTCGGCACGAGTAGGCGCTATTGAAATAGTACCTGTATTTGGCGCCCAACGAGGCTGGCAGTTCGATCTCCTCGGTGTTGATTTTTTCGATGGGATAACGCTGCGGTGTGGATCTAAACATAAATCGTTCTTGATCTGTTAATGTAATTTCTTGGGTGACGAATTTGAATTCAGTGAGATCCGCTCCAGCCGCAAAGCCGCCGATGTCGCTGAAGATTTCGGACAGAGACCTGAATTGTATCACGATGGTCAACTCCGAATTGTGCATGGAACATAGTGGGAGTGGGGCGCGGAAGGAACTGGTACCAATCTTGGAATCGATGTAGTGTCGATTGAAGAAAAATGGCAGGGGGTAAAACAGACGCTGACTGGTATCGCCGGCTTTAAGCGTGGGCTGCAAGTCATATTGAGTTCCCAAATTAAATATCGTATTGAGAACATCTTGGCGTTCTTGTGCCGTCGAATACATGGACTCGTATATGGACATCCATTCACCTCGCATGGACTGAATGACGAGACCGTCCACCAAAAGATCAACCCTTCGAATCATCGATAGACCCACGTTTCTCAGGCACGTGGGTGTTCCCGTCGAGGATGGTAATTTAAAGTTTAACATCAATCCGGTAAGCAAATCTCCCATTTCCTTTGGTTTGAACGTGTGTCTGATCTCTTCACCCAGAAACGTGGTTTCGGTGGGTCTATAGAAACGATAATACGGTGTAGTTTGTGTGTATTCATAATATCTATATTCTTTGGAAACTTTTTCATAAAGAAACTCATCCTGCTGTCCCACGCCACTCAAGCCGGTTAGAGCACCAATACCTGTGTCTCCACGGAATCCAACTGGAGGCTTCTGCATGTTCCTCTCTTAAAGAAAAGGGACATTTTAAAAAATAATAATGAGTCGCGAGGAACAGATCATAGCAGCCTACACAAATGCAATCCAGCCCGTTCTGGAGAATGCCGTTGTGGTGGCCGCCGAATATTGTAAAGCCACCGGCAGGAGCATCGTCACTGCCCTCGACATGGAATATGGAATGAAGTGGAGCGCCATGAAATTGACAGGAAGGGTCTATGGTTCCATACTGCCAGATGAGGACGACGAGGATTCAGACGGATGGGAGACCGATGACGATATGGTCGTGCAGGAATGCGATATGGGGTTCGACGACGAGTTCCGCGAATATGATGGAGATGACGAACGCTATCTGGAGGTAAACCAGGCGGTCCGCGAGTGGGCTGACTGGGAACCCGAGACCGAACTTGAGATGATGATAAAGAGCGCCGTAAATTCTAGACGCTAATAGTAATCATGCCTGGCGGAATTGGTCTGGCTAACCCCCAATTCCCCTATAAGAGTTACTTCGATCCTATA